CCGTCATCAAGACAAGCAGTAATTAATATATGGCGTGAGAACCCAAGAAAAACTAATGATGTACCTTGTACATTAAATTTACAATTTTTAATTAGAGATAATAAATTAAATTGTATGGCTACAATGAGATCAAGTGATGCTTGGCTTGGTTGGGTTTATGATGTTTATAATTTTTCAATGATTTCCTTGTATGTGTTGTTGCAATTAAAGAGCCAACATAATGTTAAGTATGATTTAGGTCATCTGTATTTAACTGTTGGCTCTCAGCATTTATACAAGCAGCAGTTTGAACAAGCACAAGTTTGTTTAGAAAAAGCTGATTACTTTGAAGATGAAAAATCACCTACATATTTAAAAGATGGTGAACAATTAATTAATTTGTTGTGGCAGAAAGCTTTACAAAGTGAAGATGAAACACAACAACAACTAGTTTTAGATGGTTTACAGTCATAGTAGATGAAGATCTACAAACATTTTGCCTTTCGATATGATTTGTAAACTAAATAAAATACGCGCCCTAAAGGGTGATACTTAACACCGCCTTGTAAACCTAGCGGTTTACTTTGGAGAAAGAGTGATCTACGGCGAGGACGCGTAGTTACTTCAGCCGGCCGACCCAGTTAACTTGACTGCTGTATCGCATAGATGTTGAAGTAATAAAAATATCCTCGCGCGTATTTCAATTTATAGAAAGGTAATATGGAAACTTCCGCAAAATTTTTAAGACACGAACCCTGTCCATCATGTGGTTCAAAAGATAATTTAGCTCGATATGACGACATGCATGCCTATTGTTTTGGTTGCGATTACTACGAGTATTCAGAAAATAAAACTCCAACAATACAAAATTCCAATATGAACGAACTTACAGAACAAGAATACAAGCCAATAATTTCTAGAAAAATTAAAATTGATACTTGCAAAAAGTATAATTACAAATTTGCTAAATACAAAGATGAATTAGTACATGTAGCTGATTATGGAAACAACACTTACAAATTAAGATTTAAAGATAAAAGATTTTCTTGGTTAGGTGATGCAAGAAGTACAGGTTTATTTGGTGAACAATTATTTAGAGATGCCGGCAAGCGTATTACAATAGTTGAAGGTGAGCTAGATTGTTTAAGTGTTAGTCAAGTATATGGTAACCAATGGCCAGTTGTTTCATTAAAAAATGGAGCACACTCAGCAGTAAAAGATGTAACTAAATCTCTGGAATTTTTGTCAGGCTTTGAAGAAATTATAATTTGTTTTGATCAAGATGAGCCCGGAATAAAAGCTGCAAAACAAGTAGCAGAATTATTTCAACCTGGTCAAGCTAAGATAGCAAGACTACCAATGAAAGATGCTAACGAAATGTTAGTAGCAGATAAAACAAAAGAACTTTTAAATTGTTTATGGGACGCAAAAGTATTTAGACCTGATGGTATAATTGATGCAGCTGATTTATTAGATAAAGTTGTTAATAAAGAAGTCGTTCAAACTATAAATTATCCTTTTCCATCAATGAATATGAAAACAAAAGGTATGCGTAAAGGTGAGCTTGTTACAATTACAGCAGGTACAGGTATTGGTAAAAGTCAATTTTGTCGTGAGCTAGCTTTTAATCTTATTAAACAAAATAAAAAAATTGGTTACATAGCATTAGAAGAAAGTATACAAAAGTCAGCTGAAAGTTTATTAAGTCTAGAATTAAATACACCACTACATTTATCTACAGAAAAACAAGATAAGAAAAAATTATCAGAAGCTTTTAAATCATTATTTAATAATGGTAATGTTTTATTGTACAATCACTTTGGTTCGTTAGAGCAAGGTCATTTGTTATCTAAGATAAGATACTTAGCTAAAGCTCTACAATGTGAATATATATTTTTAGATCATTTAAGTATTGTAATATCAGGTAATGAAAGTGGTGATGAACGTAGAAACTTAGATGCTATAATGACGGGATTAAGATCTTTAGTATCTGAAACTGGAATAGCATTAATAGTAGTTAGTCATTTAAGAAGAACTTTTAATGATAAAGGCCATGAAGAAGGTGCATCAACTTCACTAGGTCAACTACGTGGTAGTCATGGAATAGCACAACTTAGTGATATTGTAATAGGCTTAGAAAGAAATCAGCAATCAGCAAAAACACAAAACGTTACATCAGTAAGAGTTTTAAAAAACCGTTGGTCCGGTGAAACAGGTTTATGTGGCAGAATAAATTTTGATCCAACAACTGGGCGATTGCAAGAGCATGAAGAGATTTGATTACTACAGTACTAAATGGAGTGATTACATTATGTCACAAATTGGCGAGTCAATTACTGCAGCTCGTAAACAAAATAAAATGCAGTACCTTTATGTACACAGAGAAGAGGACGCAGAAATAATAATAGATATGTTAAATATACTTTCAACAATGAGTAAATATGCTTTTATGATTGAAGTTAGATATGTGAGGTTAAATTAATGAATTATATTTTAGACTTAGAGTGCGATAACTTATTAGAAAAAGTTACAAAAATACATTGCATAGTAATAAAAGATATTAATACTAACGAAGTATTTACAGACTTAAATATTTGTATTGAAAAAATTAAAAATGCAAAGATGTTAATAGGTCATAACATCATAGCATTTGATATTCCTGTTATAGAAAAAATATTAAAGTTTAGACCTAAAGCTGAACTGTTTGATACACTTGTAGCAACTCGTTTAATATATGCTCATGTAAAAGAAATAGATTTTAAATTAATGCACACTGGTTTTCCTAAAAACTTAATAGGTTCACAGTCATTAAAAGCTTGGGGTTACAGACTTAAAATGCACAAAGGTGAAAAGCCACAATCATGGGACACATTTACACCTGAAATGCTAGAGTATTGTGAGCAAGATGTTCATGTAACTCATACACTTTATAATAAAATATTAAGTAAAGAATATTCAGATGAAGCTTTAAACTTAGAACACAAAGTACAATTGTTATGTACTCAAATGATGGCCAATGGTATTGGCTTTGATACTGATGCTGCTAAAAAATTATATTCTGATTTATCAGCAGAAAGAGAAAAACTAGGATTAGAATTACAAAAGTATTTTCCGCCTTGGATTGAAGAAACAAAGTTTGTACCTAAAAGAGATAATAAAAAAATGGGTTATAAAGCTGGTGTTGCTTTTATTAAAAAGAAAGAAATACAATTTAATCCTAACTCAAGAGATCATATTGCTTTTAGATTAAAAGAAAATCGTAATTGGAAACCAAAAGAATTTACACCAGATGGTAGAGCTAAAGTTGATGATGAAATTTTAAAAGAGTTAGAGTGGCCAGAAGCTAAAGTGTTATCAAGGTATTTTATGATACAAAAACGTATAGCACAAATAGCTGAAGGTAATAATGCTTGGTTAAAATTAGAAAAACAAAATAGAGTTTATGGTTCAATAAATATTAATGGTGCTATTACAGGTAGAGCTACACACAGTAATCCTAACTTAGCACAAGTACCTGCAGTTATTTTAGAATATGGTCCGGAGTGTCGTTCGTTATTTTGCGCAAGTGAAGGTCATGTTTTAGTTGGAGCTGATATGTCACAAATAGAATTACGAATATTAGGTCATTATATTTCTGCTTATGATGGTGGTGAGTATGCTGATGATGTTATCAATGGAGATATACATACAAGAACATTACAAGCATTGGGTTTAAAACAAGAAGAAAGATGGTTAGCAAAAAGATTTATGTACACATTTCTCTATGGCGGAGGTGGAAAGAAACTAGGTGAAGTTATGGGTACAACAACAGAAGAAGGTTTTAAATTAAAAGATAAGTTTTTAAAAAAGATACCTGCATTAAAACAGTTAGTAACTAAAGTACAAGAAGTTGCAGCTAACGGAGAGATTGGTGCACTTGATGGTAGACGAATATTTTGTAGGTCACAACATAGTGCATTAAATAGTTTATTACAAAGTGGTGCTGCAATAGCTAGTAAGTATTGGATAGCTGAGTGTGAATCATTTTTAAATGATGATTGTAAATTAGTTGCATGGATTCATGATGAATTAATATTAGAAGTTAAAAAAGGTAAAGAAGATTTTATTAAACAAGAAGTAATAAAAGCTATCGAAAGAGCTGGAGTTAGATCTAAACTAAGAGTTCCACTTACTGGAGATAGCAACATTGGCCATACCTGGAAAGCAATACATTAGTAGAAATTTAAGCGGTAGAATTTTAACACGTGGTTATACAGAAAATGGTTGGACTTATTTAAATTTGCGAACCCGTAAAAATAGAGTTTCTGAACGTTGGGTTAAATCTAGTTACTTTAAAATTATTTGCATAACGCAAGCTTGGCAAGCATCACAGCGCAGAGCTAAAATAAAAAAATTAAAACATACAATAACGTTATTACAGGTTATTAAGTTATATCCTAAAGATCACAAATGCCCTGTGTTTAAAACACCATTAGTATTTGGTGGTGGTCTAAATAAATTTTCCCCGTCATTAGATAGAATTAACAATTCAAAAGGTTACGTTAAAGGTAACGTACAATGGATTTCAGCACGAGCTAATACTCTAAAACGAGATGCGACTGCAGAAGAACTATACACACTTGCAAACTACATATCAACAATCAACAAAACAACAATATGAAAAATGTATTATTAATAGATGGTGACATACTAGCTTATACTATAGCTAGTAATAGTGAAAAAGCTATAAACTGGGGTGATGACTTCTGGACATTACACACAGACTTTAATGAGTGTAAAAGCAAAGTAGAAGATTATTTAAAAAATATAACTAATAATTTTAGTGCTAAAAAACTTTATATATTTTTATCTGATACTAATAATTTTAGAAAACAAATATATCCAGCATACAAATTAAACAGAACTAATAAAAGAAAACCAACTTGTTTACGCGAAATAAAAAGGTATCTGTTTGAACAACACGAAGCTATTAGTGAGCCTAGATTAGAAGCTGATGATTTAATGGGTATATTTGCTACTGATCCAAATATTAAAGGTAATAAAATAATTGTATCTATAGATAAAGATTTAAAAACTATACCAGGAAATATATCTATAGATTTAGAAACAGTAGAAAAGATAACTAAAAAGAAAGCTAAATACAATCATGCTTTACAAACTTTGTGCGGTGATAGTGTTGATAACTTTCCAGGAGTGCCCGGTGTTGGACCAGTAAAAGCAGCTCAAATACTTAATACTAAAAATTTGTGGTCAGCAATAGAAGAGTCTTTTATTAAAGCTAAGTTAACAAAAGAAGATGCACTACTACAAGCAAGACTAGCTTACATATTGCAGCATGGTGACTATGATTTTAAATCTAAAAAGATAAGAATGTGGAGGCCAAGTGTCTAATCCAACAGATCCAAAACACTACAATCAATTAAAAATCCAACCAAGAGATTACATAACAGCTAATAAACTTGATTATAATGAGGGTAATGTTGTCAAATATGTTTCTCGTTGGCGTTCAAAAAATGGTTTAGAAGATTTATTAAAAGCTAAAAATTATTTAGACTATTTAATAAAAACCGAACAAGCCAAAAAATCTAACAAATAGTAGCATGTTTAGATAAAAATAAACAATTTATGGCTAAAAACGAAGAGTTTACGTTACCACTTAAAACAGACGATTTGATTAAGGAATTAGACAAATTATTTCCAGATCAATGTGCTGATTTAAAAGAAAGTGAACGAATGATATTTTTTAAAAGTGGTCAACGATCGGTTGTAGATTTTTTAAAATCAAAACAAACAGACAATATATTAAAAAGGAAATAAATTATGTGTGCACCTAGAAGACCTAAAATGCCAGCACCACCACCACCAGCTCCGGCTCCGGTTCCTACACCAGTAGCAGATACGAAAGTACCTGAATTAGACCTAGCTATTGAGACTGAAGGTCAAGAAAATGCTAAGAAGAAAAAAGCTAAAAAACTTGGCAAGAAGTCTTTAAGAACTGATGTGATGACCTCTGGTAACTCTGGTCTAAATATACCATCTTAATTAACTAAATTTAATGGAACAAAAAAATAATAATTTAAGTAAATTATACAATAAGTTATCTGTCAAAAGAGATGAGTTTTTAGATAGAGGACGAGAGTGTGCTGAGTTAACTTTACCAGCTATACTCCCACACGAAGGATTTGGTAGTAGTGATGACTTATATACACCATATC